ATGTTAGTAGAAAACAAGGATGGACAGAAGGAGCACTTGAAAGTGTTCATGCTGTTCTAAATAAAAAATGGATAAGTTCTAACGTGTAGAATTAAACATATTTATTCTACTAACAACAACTGGTGAAACATATCCTAAAATAATTGTTAACGGATTTTCATTAGGTCTAGTTCGTTTAATATATCCATAAACACGTCTAAAAGAACCAGACCCAGCCCCTGAAGAGCTAGCTAAAATAGAACCTAATGTTCTGCTACCAACAGTTCCAGATTGATTTCTTAAAGTTCGTAGATTTCCTGTTCCGCCCATTATATTTTAACGCAATATAATTATTTTAACAAGATAAAATATTAAAAAAATAAATAATATCCGTGATATCCTATAGCAGCCATTCCAGCCATTAATAATAATTCAAAATATTGTCTTGGAGTATTAATGCCATTTAAACCAATTGTTACTAACAAAGGTCCTATAAAAAATATATGAATATAATTTACCCAAGCACTTTTATTATCTATAATTTTAAAATATGATTTATAGCAATGATAAATAATAATAATAATTCCTAAATACTTTAATAATGGAAATATGAATGCAGGTGTTTTTAGTTGATTTATACCAACATATAAAAATAATATTCCAACAAATAAAATATGAAATAAACTAACAAATTTATGGGATGTACTCATAATATATTATAATATATTTTCTTGTATTATACTATAATGGTTTTTAGTTATGTAAATAATCAAATATCTATGAAAGGTGGTAAAAAAACAAGAAAAAAAGTAATAATAAAAAATGGAAAAGGGTATAAAAGTTTATGTACTTATAAAAATGGAAAAAAATGTCACAATAAGAAAAAATCTCTAAGTAAATTAGAAATAAAAATGATAAAAATGGGTAAATTTATTCCAAAGTTATTTAGCGACATAACAACCAAAACTCGTAAAAATAATAAATAATATTATTTATTTTGTTCTAAATGATCTAATGCGTAAATAATAACTTTTTCTTGAGATGTTAATTTTTGAAATATGAGACATTCATCCATTTTAAATGTGTAATGTCTATGCATAAAGTTTTTACATGTTATAAAAACGCCATTATCTGTTATTTTAATTTCACAAATCATTCCGCAATGATGTAAAGGTAAATAAGTAGGATCTGTAATAGGAATCCATTTTATAAATGCTCCGTGTTTTAAATCTTTTATTTCGTCAATATAACGATATTCTTTTAATTTTTTTAAATAATTTAGTGTTGTTTGTTTATCTAATTGTAATTCTTTTAATATATTTAAATTCATCTCAAGTATTTTTTGAGTAGTGAGATTCATAATATTTTCATTATTTTCATTGTCTAACGCATAAATTAATTTATCTACATCTACATTTATATCGTTCATACCAATTATTAATATAAAATAAAATTATTTTAAATATTATTTTATGTAAATGTTTATTTTATTACCAACCTCCACCAAATGTTGAGCCAAATGCTCCTCCTCCGCCCATATTTGCTGGAGCAGGTTCAAAATTTTCAGAAGTGGGGCTTGCTGCTCCAATTAAAGGGGTTGAGTCTTGTTGATACATTTGGTCATAATTTGGTAATTGTTGAGTTTGAACTGGTGGAAGAGAAGTAATAGATGTTGAACCCATAGTCATAGATGAACCCATAGAATTTAATGATTGGTTCATGGCTGTTTGATTTTGGGAAATAGGTTGAGATACTTTTACTTGATTTTTGCTATTTTTATTATTATTTTTACTATTTGTTTTTTTAGAATCGTTACCACGACCTTCCCATAATTCAATTAATCGTTCAACTAAAATAGAAACCTTTTCTCCAAGTTTTGTTTGAAGACTTAAAATAATAACCAACATTGGTAAAATGATATTTGTTACGTTAAATGCTGTGTATTTTTCTCCACTATAAGTTGGAATGTATGTTATAATTCTATTAATTATGAAAATTACTAAAAACATAACTATAATTTGGGCTAAAACTTCCGCAGTTATTTCTATAGAAGATTTTTCATCATCTGCTTCAGGAACAAACCGCTGCATTAATTTATTTATAATAACAACAGGAATTATAGCTAAAATCGCATATTGAACAATATTTAACATTTCATCTTTAGATTCTTGATTAAAGTTAAATACGTGTTTAAAAAATCCAGGTTTACCGTGATTTGTTTTTGTTAATTCATCTAAACTTTCCATATGATTTATATTTAGAAATTAAAATGTCATAAACAATTTAGATATATTTAATTATTCTAAATATATAATGGAACAATATAATTTGCCGATAAAAAATGGAGAAGAGGAAAAAAATGTAGAAGAGGAAAAAAATGTAAATAAAATATCTGACAATATTTTTTCAAATATTAAAAAGTTTGAACATGAAGAATATCAATACTTAAATATGATCCAAAATATATTAGAGAATGGGTTTTGGGAAGAAGGTCGTAATGGTAAAACGAAAAGTATTTTTGGAAATTCTATGCGTTTCTCTCTAAAGGATGGTAAAATTCCAATTTTAACAACTAAGAAAACTGCTTGGAAAACTTGTTTAAAGGAGTTATTATGGTTTATTCGTGGTGAAACTAACAATAAAATATTAAAAGAACAAGGCGTTCATATTTGGGATGCTAATGGTTCACGTGAATTCTTGGATTCAAGAGGACTTTTTAACTATGAAGAAGATGAACTTGGCCCCATTTACGGATGGCAATGGAGACAATTTAATTTACAATATGATTCTCCTTTAAACGAAGGTGGTATTGACCAACTTCAGCAAATTATTGATGCCTTAAAAGACCCAAAACAACGCACTAGTCGCCGTCTTATTATGACTGCTTGGAATCCTTGTCAACTTTTACAAATGGCTCTTCCTCCTTGTCATATTTTATGTCAATTTAATGTCCACGATGGCAATAAATTAAGTTGTATGATGACCCAGAGATCGTGTGATGTTTTCTTGGGTCAACCAATAAATATCGCATCATATTCGTTCTTAACACATTTGATCGCTAAACATTGTGGGTTACAAGCATATGAATTTGTTTATTTTATGGGCAACGTTCATCTTTATGAAAATGCTATTGATGCAGGACAATTACAAATTACGAGAGAACCTTTTGAATTCCCAACACTTTCAATTAAACAAGTCAGAGAGAATATAAATGATTACCAAGTTGAAGATTTTGAAATACATAATTATAAGCATCACGAAGCTATTAAGGTAGCAATGATTGCATAGATGCTTCTTTTTCAAAATATTTATAACCATCAAATTTAGGATTTTTTGAATTAAGACGCCATAAAATAGTTGGAAGTGGAATATTTAATTGTCTTGAAGCTTCAGTCATAGAAATGTAATAAAACCCATCTATTGTTATTTCTTTATTATTAACAGGCATTTTTCCAATATTGTTTTCACGAATTTTTTGCTTTGTTTCTTCTGAATGATGTTTTCCAAAAAATGGGTTTTTTTCTCCAATTCTTAATTTTGCATTTTCTGACAGCCTTTGTTTTGTTTCTTCAGAAGATTTTTTACCTTTACAATAGGTATTACCTTTATGAAGTTCCGATAACTTTTTTATCACTTCTTCTGTATGCGTTTTCCCATACATTCCATTTTTTTCTCCAATTCTTCCATACTTTTGACTTCGTTCTTCTGATGTCATCTTACTAAATGTTTCTTTACATGATTTTCTTATTTTTTCTATTATTTTTTCTTTATCAGGATGATGTGTCATTAAATCGCCTCCACTATTATTATAATTTAAGTTATAAAGAACATTACGAATACTTAAATTAGTTAAATATTGTAATTCAATTTCTTTAGCTTCTTCTTCTCTATCGCATATATGAATTATATCATATTTGAATTTATCTTCGCCATCTAGATTGTAAGATCGTTGTAAAAATATGTTGTCGTGACAATTTTTCTTAAGTTTGTTACGATGAGACCAAAATCTTCTATCAATATTAGTTGAATAACCAATATAATATCTTCCTGATAATGTATTTGATATTTTATAAACTCCAATAATCGGGATTTTATTGTCCATTTTATATATACTAAAGAATAGGGTTTATATGTTTTTCTAAGAAAATAGATAAACGCATAAATATTTTTTTTCTAATTTTTTTTTTC